CGGTATCGCCTCGTCAGACCTGCTGCACTTGAAGTCGATTTTACGTACTTTGAGCAGTGTTCTTCAACCTTGGACGCTCGGCGTTTTTGCGGCGAGGTGGCGGCTTTTGCCCGTACTATTGGACAGATGCCGCACACTTTCACAAAATGGCGCAAGATTTTTCGCCCCAAAGCCTTGCTCTTGCATATGGTATGAAACACAATCATTATAGCACATCTTTTCCTGCAAAGCAAGGAGGCGGACGTTTGACTTATCTGCGCAGGCACATGCTATATTTGAACTGAAAAAAGTCGTTTTATGAAGCCGACTCGAAAGGCGGAAAGCGATGAAACGAATGCTTGTGACCGGCGGGACGGTCTTTGTGAGCCGGTTTATTGCGGAATATTTACTTTCCGCAGGGTACGACGTCTATGTGCTGAATCGGAACAGTCGGGAGCAGTCTGCGGGCGTAAAGCCGATCCGGGCGGACCGGCATGCGCTGGGGGACGTCCTGCGCCGGTTTGCGTTCGACTGAGCGATGCAGAAAAACTCGCCCCCGAAGACGAGCTCCCGTTCTGACGCGGAGGCGTAACATGCAGAAAAAGCCGAATTATATTCCGTTCTTTTTAGATGACATTGATGCATTAGAGCCGCTCGGTGACGCTGAACGTGGCCGGCTGTTCACTGCCCTACTGGAATACGGTAGGCTGGGCGCAACGGAGAAGAACAGCGGGAACGAAAGGCTCGTGTTTCCAATGTTCAAAGGACGGAGACAGGTTTTTCGAGAACTACGCAGAAACGTGCGAACGGAACGCCGAAAACGTGAAAAAGCGGTATACGACCGCTACGGACGTATACGATGGTAACGACCGTATACGAAAGCTATCATCAGAATCAGAATCGGAATCCGAATCGGAATCCGAAGGTGAAAAGGTTCGCGCTTTGCGCGAACCTCAGCCTGTAGAAAAACCCTAAATCCTGATTGGATTTAGGGTTAAATTATTAAAGTCAATGAAAAGCAAGTAAAAGCGCGTCAAAAGGTCTGTTAGGTTGGAAGTTTTCCACCTATGTATTGCATACTTTTTGAGATTCATGGCAGCAAATTTAAGCCTGACCCAATTTGCAACTTGAGTTAAGCCCCGGTATGGCGTATATCGCATTGCGTGTTTTTCCTTTGCGTCAGCGAATACTCGTTCAATTGTTTCTTTGCGCCGTTCATACAGCTTTTGATATTCAGGCGTGTGTCTGATGTCTTCTGCTGTTTCAAGATAATCAAACCAGATATGTTTTGCAACCGTCTTTTCAGACTTGGCATTTTCTGTACACAAATGTCTTGACGGGCATTCTTTGCAAATATATCCTTTGCTCTTGAATTCTCTGTAACTGTCTCTGTTTGTTGTTGCATAATTTAAGACTTGATTTTCAGGACAGATGACACAGTCATAATATTTATCATATACATATTCATACGGCTTGAAAAAGTCCTTTTTGCTCATCGGTCTTTTGTACGGTAATGCAGGTATTCTTCCGTCATCCAATATCCTCTTGCTTATCCAAGGCGTTTTGTAGCCTGCATCTGCTGCAACTACTTCTATCTCAGGATTTTTCTCTGCAAGTCTGTCATACAATCCGTCAAAGGCTGTGCTGTCGTGTACATTTCCCGGATGAGCCGTTAATCCATTACATATCCGTTTTTGTCACAGCCTGTCTGTGCTGTGTACGCAAAGCATTTTTTGTGTTCGCCCTTGTGAAACACACCGCTTTCCGGGTCTGTTGTTGACTGTGTGATTTCTTTATCCTTGAGTGGCTTTGTTAAGTCAAACGGCTTTTTATCGTGACCCTTTCTATCCTCGTTGATTTTTTCCATTCATTGTTTTTCATATATCTTTGCCGCTTGCGGCACTGCTTTTTTCACTGCTTTCTTTAAGTTGGCGTTTGCTTTGATATGCGTTCCGTCTACAAACACAACCTCCGGTGATAAATATCCTGCGTTATTGATTTCATCTAATATCCAATAGAATATTTCCTCTATTGTTTTTTCGGTATATCTGTGTTTGAAATTGTAACTGATCGTGGAAAAGTGCGGTATTTCTTCGTTCATTAAATACCCTAAAAACCAGCGATATGCTACATTCATCTTAATTTCTTCCACTGTTCTTCTCAGCGACGGTATTCCGTACAAATGCTGTATCAGCACCATTTTGAATATCACTACCGGGTCTATGCTCGGTCTGCCGTTGTCCGAACAGTACATATCCTCCACGATCCCGTATATGTGTGTAAAATCTACTGCGCTGTCTATTTTCCTTAACAGATGATCTGCCGGCACAAATTCCTCTATACTGAATATCTCTACTTGTTCGCGGTTCCTTTTTCCCTTTACAATCATTTTTATCACCGCTTCTATTTTACCATATTTATCAAAATATGCACAGTCAATGCTGTGCCTTTTTCGACAGGCTGAGGTTCGCGCAAAGCGCGAACCTGACGCGCGCGCGAAGCGCTTCACCCCGCCCACGCTCGCAGAGGTGCAATCCTATGTGGCTGAACGCCATTCGCCGGTAGACCCGCAGGAGTTCATCGACTTTTACGCGTCAAAAGGGTGGATGGTCGGCAAGACCCCCATGAAAGACTGGAAAGCGGCTTGCCGGAATGCGGAAAAGTGGGAGAGATGGGAAAAGACGCAGAAAAACGAAAGCAGCAGCTTTGACAGCGACGAATTTTTCCAAGCCGCTGTGACGAAAGGGCGGCGTGAGGAATGAGCAAATACAACAAATACCACGCGCAGAAGGTGGAATTTGACGGAAAGCGCTTTGACAGCCGCAGGGAGGCGCGGCGGTATGCGGAGCTGCGCCTGCTGGAGCGCGCGGGAGAGATCACCGGCCTGCGGACACAGGTGCCGTTTGAGCTGATCCCGGCGCAGGACGGCGAGCGCCCGTGCCGTTATGTCGCCGACTTCGTGTACAGCGATCTGCGTACCGGGGAAATTGTCGTCGAGGACGTCAAGGGCGTGCGGACGCGGGAGTATGTCATCAAGCGCAAGCTGATGCTCTGGCGGTACGGCGTTCGGCTGACCGAAATCTGAGGAGGAAGGACGCTCAAGCGTATGAAAAAAGCACGAAGGGAAAGGCGCTGCAAATCCTATTGCGGATTGTCCTGCATCGACGGCACCTGCCCTATAGCGAATCGCGAGGAATACGAGGAACGAGGGTATCCGATGCCGAAAAATTGCGGAGATTGTTACCGATACGAAGGCTGCGAGGATTGCTGTTTTGACGGTACGGAATACTGTGAAAAGTATAAAAGGGAGGCATAGAAAATGGGAAAAGCCATCGTTGACTACATACCGGTGGGGCGGGAAAATGCCGTGACGCGCAGGCAGCTCTGCGAGCTGACCGGGATGCGGGACCGTGCATTGCGAAACGCCATAGAGGACGCACGGCAAAACGGCGAGATCATCATCAACGCGCAGGACGGGCGCGGGTATTACCGCAGCGAGGAACCGAATGACCTCGCCGGTCAGTATGTGCGGAACCGTAACCGCGCGATGGCGATCCTCGTGCAGCAGAAGTATATCCGGCGGAAGCTGAAAGCCGCCGGGTGGACGTTCGTCAAAGGACGAACTCCTGTGCAGGGGAACACGGTCGTATGGCCGAAGGAAGACATTCGGAGTTCGCAGGGGCAAAATGCTGTAGGGAGCGAACAATGGACAAGATAGACGCGGCAATTGCACGTCTGCGCACGGGCAGCCTTATGGCGGAGCGCTATACGGGCAAGCCGATGGTGATTACATACAGCGGCGGAAAGGACAGCGATGTGCTGCTGCATCTGGCAAGACGCGCAAATATACCGATTGAGGTGTCTCACGGATTGACAACCGTTGACGCGCCCGAGACCGTCCGTCACGTGAAAAAGGTCTTTCGTGAACTGGAATTGGACGGCATATCCGCGCATATCGAATTCGGAAAGTATAAGGGAAAGCGCGTAACGATGTGGGAACTGATCGTGCAGAAGGGTATTCCGCCTACACGTCTTATGCGTTATTGTTGTTCCGTATTCAAGGAATCGTCCGGTAAAGGCCGGATGATCGCGACCGGCGTGCGTTGGCAGGAGAGTTCCGCGCGCGCAAAACGTGCGGCATATGAGACCCTGGCACCGCGGAAAGAAGACAGAATCCTCGTTAACGATAACGACGAATCCCGCCGTTTGTATGAGGATTGCCGTCTCAAGGGTACGCGCGTGACCAATCCGCTGATTGACTGGACGGATGCGGATGTGTGGCAGTACATACACGACAATCATATATGCACGAATCCGCTGTATGGGATGGGATATACACGCGTTGGCTGCGTCGGCTGTCCGATGGCCGGTTATGTTGCACGTGTAAATGAATTTGCGCGCTGGACGAAGTATAGGCAGGCATATTTGCACGCGTTTGAGCGGATGCTGGATGCGAGACGCGCAAAGGGTTTGAAATCGGATTTGTGGCATAACGCCGAAGACGTTATGCGCTGGTGGCTGGAAGATCCGAATGTGGAAGGCCAGATGACAATGGAGGAGCTCATCGCGGAAGGGAGCGGGGAAGCATGAAGCGGTTGTGTCCCACGCACCTGTCCCTGTTTACCGGCATCGGCGGCCTTGACCTGGCCGCCGAATGGGCGGGGTTCCGCACGGTCGGACAGTGCGAGTGGGCGGAATATCCTACACGCGTGCTGGAAAAGCACTGGCCGGACGTACCGCGCTGGCGGGACATACGGACGTTGACAAAGGAGGATTTTTATGCAAGGACGGGACTGCGGACGGTGGATTGTATATCAGGGGGGTTCCCCTGCCAGCCGCACAGCGTTGCGGGAAAACGTAAAGCATCTGGTGATGAGCGTGATCTCTGGCCGGAAATGCGGCGTGTCATTGGCGAGATTGAGCCGGAATGGGTCGTGGCTGAAAATGTACGGGGATTACTGTCAAGCGAAGCCGGACGGTTCTTTCGAGGAGTTCTGCGGGACTTTGCCGCTCTGGGGTATGCTGTCGGATGGTGTGTTATACGCGCTTCCGACGCCGGAGCGGTGCACCGGAGAGAAAGAGTGGCGATTGTTGCCCACGCCGACCGCCAATCTGTGCAAAGGGTACGATCATACGACGGCGAAGAGATTCTGCGGACGAAAAACGCATGTCCGTCCGAGTGGGACGCGGCATTCCGCGTCTCTGAGCAATCTGGAGATACTGGCGGACGCTTTTACGCCTGGAACGACGAACCTGTTAAACCCCTTGTTACTCGAGCGGATGATGGGTTTTCCGGCGCAATGGACAGAAACCGATGCCTCGGAAACGCCGTAGTGCCGCAGCAGTTTTATCCGGTATTCGATGCGATAAGAAAGGAAATGGAGGAAGAAAATGAAGGCATACAAGGGATTCAATAAGGATATGACATGCAGGGGATTCCAATATGAGATCGGAAAGGAGTACGAAACCGACGCGGCGGACCTGTGCCGCATCGGGTTCCACGCGTGTGAAAATCCGCTCGACTGCTTCAGCCATTACGCGCCCGCAACAAGCCGGTACTGTGAAGTCGAAATCGAGGACAACGGACAGCGGAGCCCCGAAGACAGCAAGGTCGTAGGAAAGAAAATCAAAATCGGCGCGGAACTGAGCACGGAACAGATCTGCAAGTTGCACTTTGAATACGTCCGTTCACGGTGCGCCCCTGCAAAAACAAACGCCGCAGGAGACAGGGAAAGCGCATCTGCGGGCAGGTATGGCAGCGCATCTGCGGGCAAGTTTGGCAGCGCATCTGCGGGCGAGTATGGCAGCGCATCTGCGGGCGATGGTGGCAGCGCATCTGCGGGCGATGGTGGCAGCGCATCTGCGGGCGATTATGGCGTTTCCGCCTCCCGCGGTTCCTCGTCTGCCGGAGAAAACGGCGTCGCGGCGGCGCGCGGGAAACATGCCAAAGTCAGGGGCGGCATCGGCAGCGTGCTGGTGGTGTGTGTGGAAAAGAAGGATTCGTATGAAATTGCCGAGTGGAAGGCCGCGGTCGTAGACGGCGAAAGGATCAGGCCGGACACGTGGTACACGGTGGAGAACGGAGAATTCAAGGAGGCAGATTGAAGTGAGACCGATCTTATTCAACACGGATATGGTCCGCGCGATCCTTTCGGGAAGTAAAACCGTGACGCGGCGGATATGCAGGGATGCAAACAAACTTACGGTTCCGCTTTCGGATACGATCGATCATAATGCCCGTACATATACCGTAGAAGGAATCAATGAAGACGGCATCACCCAATATCTCGCGGAGCGGCGGATGCCTTATGCGGCGGGCGATATCCTCTGGGTACGTGAAACGTGGGCGAAGGTCGCGCCGGATATATATGCCTACAAAGCAGACAATGACCGGCAGGTGCCGCGATGGCATCCCTCGATCCATATGCCGAAGGAAGCGGCGCGGCTGTTCCTGCGGGTGACGGACGTACGGCTCGAACGGCTGCGGGAAATGAAACCCTGCGACATTCAACGTGAAGGATGCCCTTACAGATATGCCGGTTTTAATCAGGAGGAATCGCCAGATTACGAAGGCTGGATGCGGGACGTATGGAACCGTACAATCGCACCGCAGGAAAGCGGACGGTACGGCTGGGACGCGAACCCGTGGGTGTGGGTGATCGAGTTTGAAAGGACGGATGCGGAGGAGGATATAGAAGGATGAAACAACGAATTTCAATACCTGCGGATAAAAAGATATTAGATGTCACCTGCGGATGCAGGAGCATATGGTTCGACAAGCATCATCCGGCCGCAGTGTACTGCGACAAACGGAGAGGCGCGCATTACATGTCAACGAGAGCGTGTATCATCGAACCGGATATTCAATGCGATTTTACAAACCTTCCGTTTGAGGATAACACGTTTTCTCTGGTTGTGTTCGATCCTCCACAATTGCAGCATATCAACGAAAACGCATGGCTGTGTCATACATACGGATGTTTGGATGAAAACTGGCCGCAAATGCTTCGCGACGGATTTCGGGAGTGTATGCGCGTGCTCAGATTGGATGGTGTGTTGATTTTCAAATGGTCGGAGACGGAAATTCCGGCAAGAAAGGTATGGGAAGCAATTGGAAGCCGTCCGCTATTTGGCCACCATTCAGGTAAAAAAAGCGGCACATTTTGGGCGTGTTTTATGAAATGAACGGAGGATACGGAATGACCAAACGGGAAGCGGTACTGATTTCCGCGTACACGGGCTATTTGCTCGTGGCGGATTTCTCAGACGTCGCGGAATACTGCCAAAAGGTGCTCGGCAGACCGATATACACACACGAATACGCAGACCCTGATCTACAAAGAGAATTGCAGGACAAGCTGCGCCCTCGGATTGCGGAGCTGATTCGAAGTTTGTCCGACGGCCGAACGCACGACACAAAAGACGGTGATGACAGGCCTGCGATCACGTTATGCAGGGATTGTGTGTATTGGGAAAAAAGGTATATAAACGCAAAAGGATTTGAAATTTGTCCCACAAGCGGGATGGATATAACGCAAACAGACTTTTGCAGCTACGGAGTAAGAAAACAAACGAACAATCAACAAGAGAACAAATCCGAATAGGGGCAATGCCGGAAGGCTTTTGCAGCTGCGACGAGCTGCGTGAGAAGGGAGCGTGCGGCGAGATGCGATCCGAGACAAACAAAGAGTTCCCGATGCGGCTGCGAAGGCTGCGGGAACAGAAGCGGATGAAACGGCGCGTTCTGGGCGAGCTTTGCGGACTCGGAAAAAACGCCATCGGCCGGTACGAGCGCGGCGAACGGGAGCCTACGCTCTCGGCGGTGGTCGCGCTGGCCGATTTTTTCGGCGTGTCGGTCGATTATATGCTCGGGAAGGACGAAAACCAATCGTAAACAAAAAAACCGGAAAAAAATTTTTGAAGTCGTACCCTTTTGGGGGAAAAATGCTTTTGATCTGTGTTATGATGAACATGCGCACAGGGAACAGAGCCTTGAGCCGATTTCCCGTTTGCGCTTTGCGATCCTCCTATTCCCTTTCTTTCTTCTCGGGGGCGCGGCACACCTCCGCCGCGCCCACATGCCAACGGTTCGCCGCATGAGGCGGCCGTGGTACAAAACAAAACCGGCGTGCCCGTCTCGCTGAAAAGACGGGAGGGAAGGGATTGCGGGAAAATCAATCGAACAGAGAGTGGTGGTATGGCTGCACGGCTGACGGATAAGCAGAAAAAGAAACTCATAGCGGATTATATCGAGCTGGGCAGTTTTAATGCTGCCGCAAAACGAAACGGAGTGTCGCATCATACGGTCAAGCGTGCCGTGACAGGAGCGCCGGAAACGGCCGAGATAATCCAGAAGAAAAAAGAAGAAAATACGGCGGATATTCTTGCGTATATGGAAAGCAGACGCGGCGTGGTGTGTGAGATCATCGAAAAGGGCTTGTGTGTTCTCAACGAACCGGGGAAGCTGGCAGAAGCGACACCGTCGCAGATAACAACGGCACTCGGAACGCTGATTGATAAGTTTATTATGGCGCAGAACCAAAGCGAAGGCGCGCAGAATGACGACAAAAAGGTGACGGTTGTCATCGATGTCTAAGGTTCTGTTGTCTGAGCATATCGGACCGGCGTTCCGTGCGCTCGCGCGCGATGTGTTCGAGCACGGACACACGCACTACGATCTCTCGGGCGGCCGCGGGTCGCTGAAATCCTCCTTCGTGTCGCTGCTTGTGCCGCTGCTGCTGATTGCAAATCCGGGTACGCACGCGCTCGTGATGCGGAAGGTCGCCAACACGATCCGCGACAGCGTTTACGCGCAGTACATATGGGCGGTCGCGGAGCTGGGTATGGCGCATTTCTGGGACGCGAAGGTCAGCCCGCCGGAGCTGATCTACCGCCCGACAGGGCAGAAGATCATGTTCCGCGGCGCGGACGACCCGATGAAGATCAAGTCCATCAAGGTGCCGTTCGGATATATCGCCGTCACACACTTTGAGGAAAAGGACCAGTTTGCGGGACGCGCCGAAATACGCGCCGTCTTACAATCCACGATGCGCGGCGGCGGCAAATACTGGAACTTTGAGAGCTATAACCCGCCGATCTCGCGCGACAACTGGGCGAATATGGACAGCCTTGAGGAACGTGCGGACAGGCTGTGCCACAAAAGCACGTATCTGGAAGCGCCGCCCGAGTGGCTCGGCGGGCAGTTCATCCTGGAAGCCGAGCACCTGAAGGAAACCGACGAACGCGCGTACCGGCACGAGTATCTCGGCATTCCCGTAGGTACCGGCGGCAACGTGTTCGATAATCTGGAGCTGCGGGAGATCACGGACGAGGAGGTCGGGCGCTTTGACCGCATCTATCAGGGCGTGGACTGGGGATATATGCCCGACCCGTTCGCATTCATACGCGCACACTATGACAAGGCGCGCGAAACGATCTATCTGATAGACGAAATCTATCAGAATAAGCTGTCCAACGAGCAGAGCGCGGGCATCATCAGGGAGCGCGGGTATCTTGACGCATACATCATATGCGACAGCGCGGAGCCGAAAAGCATTGCGGACTTCCGTGCAATGGGGCTTCCCGCAAAGGCGGCGGCGAAAGGACCGGGCAGCGTGGAATACGGCATGAAGTGGCTGCAGCGGAGGAAGATCGTCATTGACCGCAGGAGAACGCCGCACGCGTATGACGAATTCGTGAATTATGAATATGCGCGCAGCAGGGACGGCGAAATCATCAGCGGCTATCCCGACGAGAAAAACCACCTGATCGACAGTTTAAGGTATGGACTTGAACCGATAAGCCGACGAATGGGAGTAATGGCATGACGATAATCGACAAACTCAGGGAATTGGGCTACGCTACGGTAGATGCGGATTTCTACCGCAAGGTAGACGAATGGAAAAGCTGGTACGCCGGAGACGTGAAAGGCTTCCATCGGTACAGGGTCAGAAACGGACATGGCACGCTGGAGTGCAAACGGCACACGCTGAATATGGGCAAGAAAATCCCCGAGGACTGGGCGAACCTGCTGATGAACGAGAAGGTCAAGATCACGCTCGAGGGGAAGGCGGAGCAGGATTTTGTAGACGGCGTACTCGAGGAGAACAATTTCCGCGTCAAGGCCAACGAGATGCAGGAGCTTGCCTTTGCGCTCGGGACGGCGGCGTTTATTCCCCGCGTCGTCGGGATGCAGGCCACGGAGCAGGGGCCGGTCCCCGGCAGCGCGGGCGGGATCGTACTGGATTACGTGACGGTAGAGAACATATTTCCGCTCGCGTGGCAGAACGGCGTCATTACCGAGTGCGCGTTTTCGAGCATTGTTACGCGGAACGGAAAGGATTACTGCTATTTGCAGATCCATCACAGGGTCAACGGCATATACGATATTGAAAACCGCGTATACGCATACCGAAACGGCAACGCAGACGAGGAGCTGTCCCTGACGGATGTACCGGGCTTTGAACGCGTCCCGCCCGTGGTCCACACCGGCACGGACAAGAGGCAGTTTGTGATAGACCGCCCGAACATCGCCAACAACGTCGACCCCGGGATACCGCTGGGCGTGTCTGTATACGCGAACGCCATCGACGTGCTGCGCGGCGCGGACGTGGCGTTTGACAGCTATGTCAACGAATTCGTGCTCGGAAAGAAGCGGATTATGGTCAAGCCCTCCGCGACAAATTATCTTGACGGCGATCCGGTGTTCGACAGCAACGATATCGTGTTTTATGTGCTGCCGGAGGACACGCAGGACGAGTCGGTCATTACGCCGATCGATATGTCGCTCCGCACGGCGGAGCACAGCACGGGCATACAGGACAATCTGAACCTGCTTTCCAGCAAGTGCGGGTTCGGCGAGGTGCATTACCGGTTCGACGGCGGGAATGCCGCGACCGCCACGCAGGTCGTTTCCGAAAACAGCACGCTGTTCCGCACGCTGAAGAAGCACGAAATCATTCTCGAATCGGTACTCAAGGAGCTGTGCCGTATCATCCTGCGGCTCGGGAATACGGCGATGAACCGAGGCCTGAACGAGGATGTGGAAATTTCCGTCGACTTTGACGACAGCATCATCGAGGACAAGGCCGCCGACTTCGCGCGGGATATGCAGCTTCTCAGCGCCGGCATCCTCAACGACTGGGAGTTCCGTGCGAAGTGGCTCAACGAGGACGAGGCTACGGCAAAGGCGGCGCTGCCGAGGATGCAGGATTTGACGACGGAAAGGCAGGAGGAGATTGAGTGATGAAAACGCGCGAGGAAGTTGTACGGGATATAAACGAACTTGTTTTGCATACGGTTCGGAGCAATCCGAACGAGCACGGAGAAATCTCCGTTGTGCTTCCCTGTCCGTCGGGAATGCACATTTTGCCGCAGGACATAACGTCTGTGCGTTTGAGCGACTTCAGAGACAGGGTGCTCACAAGTTCGGAAACGGATGTGGTCGCAGAATGGCTGAAACGGGAATCCGGCGGGAACATAGAGGTACATTGCATTTCCGGTGTGGTATCTGCCGATGACGCAATACCCGTTTAGTCCGGCATTTCTTGAAGCGCTGCCGGAGCGGCTCGCAGGCCTGTTCCGCGAGCTCGACAAAACGCTGCTGACGGAGATATGCACCCGCCTCAACCTTTCCGGCCGGCTCAACGAGGTGACGGTGCAGGCCATCCGCGCGCTGCGCGCGCAGGGCATAGACCTGTCGGAGATCGAAGAGGCCATACGCAAAACGACGGGAACCGGCGAAAAGGAGCTGGAAAGGCTGCTGGACGACGTCGTGGCTCGGAACCGGCAGTATTATCGGGAGGTCGCCGACTTTGCAAGAATCACCGCGCCGGAGGTCGTCGTCGGTGCCGCAGCCGTTGATGCGATACGCCGCCAGACGCTCGACACGTACCGCAACATCACGCAGTCTATGGGGTTTTTGGTGGATAACGGACGCACGATGCTGCTGCCTGCGGATACATACCAATGGGCATTGGACAGCGCGGCGCTCCGAATACAGACGGGCGCGATCAGCTATAATCAGGCGATTTTCGGCGCGGTCACGCAGCTTGCGGACAGCGGCATCAGGGTCGTATCTTATGAGAGCGGCCACAAAGACCATGTGGATGTGGCCGTGCGCCGTGCCGTTATGACCGGCATCAATCAGCTCAACCAGGCCTACCGCGAACAGGCGATGGAGGATTTGGAAACCGACCTTGTGGAGATCACGGCGCATCTCGGCGCGCGGAACATCGACGGACCGAACGGCTGGGAGAACCACGCCGCGTGGCAGGGAAAAGTGTACCGATGGGCGGAGAAAAGCACCGACCCTTTCGCGCAAAGCGAATACGCGGATTTCGCGGACACCTGCGGATACGGTTCCGTCACGGGCATCGGCGGCGCGAACTGCCGGCACAGCTTCTGGCCGTTTATCGACGGCATAATGGAACGGACGTATACCGACGAAGAGCTCGAGGCGATGAAGCCCGAAAACCGTCCCAAGATCGAATTTGAGGGGGTGGAGTATGACGACTATCAGGCCACGCAGAAGCAGCGCGAAATCGAACGCACCTACCGCAGGCTGACGCGCAGGGAAACGGCATATTCGGCGGCGGGGCAGACGGAGGCCGCGCAGTCGGCAATCACCCGCAGAAAGCGGCTTATGGAGAAATATGAAGCCTTCAGTAAGGCCGCAGGGCTGCGCACGCAGTACGAGAGGATGCGGGTGACATACAGATGATTCAACGATTTGTCCGACAGGACGTTAAACAAGGAGAATGACGATGGAAAACGAACACAACGTGCAGGACAGTTCGCCCGAGGCGGAATCCACAGGCACGGAAAACACTGCGGGGCAGACCGCAGGAGCGGCGTCTGCGCAGGAAAAGACGTTCACGCAGGCCGAGGTGGATGCACTCATCCGCGACCGGCTCGGCAGAGAACGGAGCAAGTACCCGACCAAAGACGAGCTTGACGCATACCGTGCGTGGAAGATCAGCCAGCCGTCCGAAAAGGAGCGCTGGGACGACCTGAACGGCCGGCTTGCGTCTGCGGAAGCGGAGCGTGACCAGCTCAAACGCGAGCTGTACATCGTGCGGAAGGGGATCACCGGCGAGGAGGCGGAATTCATCGCCTTCAAGGCCGGAAAAATGGTCGACGGCAAGACCACGTTCGAGCAGGCGGTCGACGCACTGGCTGCGGAACGGAAAAGGACGACGTTCGACTGGACCGCGCCGGTCGGCGACGGACAGAAAACGCAGTCGAACGAAATGAACGCGCTCATCCGCGGCGCGTTTCAGTAATGGCGTCCGGCCGATGGCCGGACAAACGAATGAAGAAAGGAGCCGATCATGGCTGTAATTACCAGAGAAAATCTTTCCGGTCTTATCCCGGAACCCGTAACCCGTGAGATCATTCAGGGCGCTGTCGCCCAATCCACCATCCTTCGGATGGCGCGGCGGCTGCCGAATATGACCTCGAAAACGCAGACGCTGAACGTCCTCGACGCGCTCCCGATGGCGTATTTCGTCAACGGTGAGGCGACCGAGAGCGACTCCACGACGTCGCTCAAAAAGACCACTTCGATGGAATGGAGCAAGAAAAAAATCTACGCCGAAGAAATTGCGGTCATCGTCCCGATTTCCGAGTCCGTGCTCGATGACGCGAACTACGATATCTGGGGCGAGGTGAGACCGCGTCTCGTGGAACAGTTCGGCAAGGTCATCGACAAGGCCATCCTGTACGGTACCGACAAGCCCGCGTCCTGGCGCGCCGGCCTTGTGCCGTCGGCGACGACAGCCGGCGCCGTTGTTGCCGCGACGCCCGACATCTATGCCGACATTATGGGCGAGAACGGCGTAATCGCGAAGGTGGAGGAGAGCGGATACCTGCCGAACGGCGTTGTGGGCGCGATTCAGCTCCGGTCGAAGCTGCGCGGGCTTACGGACGCCAACGGGCAGCCCATTTTCAAAGCCGATATGCAGGGCGCTACGAATTACGCGCTCGACGGTATGGATATGTACTTCCCGACGAACGGCGCGTTCGACCCGTCCGCATCGCTCGCCATCGTCGGCGACTGGACGCAGCTTGTGTACGCGATCCGGCAGGACATCACGTTCAAAATCTTCGATTCCGGCGTGATTCAGGACCCGTCGAGCGGGGACATCAAGTACAACCTCATCCAGAACGATATGGTCGCGCTGCGCGCGGTTATGCGTCTCGGCTGGGAGATTCCGAACCCGATCAACGCATACAACGCCAACCTGGACAACGCCTTCCCGTTCGCGGTCTATGCCGCTGCGACCGGTACGATCAGCACCGTAGACGTAACGCCCGCCACGCCGACCGTAGCAAAGGGCAGCGGCCAGCAGTTCGCGGCTTCCGTTTCCGGCACCGGCGGTCCTTACAGCACGGCGGTGACGTGGAGCGTATCCGGCGCGTCTGCCGTTGCCGCAGGCACGCAGATCAGTCAATCCGGCTATCTGACCGTCGATGCGGCCGAGACCAACACCACCCTGACCGTGACGGCCAAGTCCAGGCAGACGCCGTCCGTGACCGATACCGCCACCGTAACCGTATCGGGGGGTTAAACGAACTGCTGATTGAGCCTGCGTCCGTTGATCCCGTGAACCCCGAAGGCATGACAAAAGCGGAGCTGCTGGAGTATGCCGGGGCCAACGGGATCGGGGGCGTCAGCAGTTCGATGCTCAAGGCTGACATTCTGGCCGTCATCAGGGGGGCAGTGTAATGGCATACGCAGATTATACGTATTACACGGATACCTACCTCGGCACGGCCGTCAAAGAATCCGATTTCCCGCGCCTTGCGCTGCGCGCGTCCTCCTATCTGGACTATTACACGATGGGAAAGGCGGCGAAAAACGCCGGGCTGGACGCGCTGAAAATGGCCTGCTGCGCCCTTGCGGAGCAGATTCAGACCATAGAAGCGGCGCAGGCGCTCGCACAGAGGGCTGTTTCCGCCTCGCCGGAATCCGGCGGGGCGGGAGAGCTGCAGAGCCAGAGCGTCGGGAGCTGGTCAAAGACCTACCGCAGCGGCGGGGACAGCGCGCAGCAGGCGATGGCGTCGGCAAAGGCGGCATCGGACGGGCTTGCGGCCGTCGCGCGGCAGTATCTGGCCGGAACGGGACTTCTGTATCGGGGGACGGCGTTCGGCTGTTCGCCGGACAACCAAAGCTCGTGACCGCACGAGCCTTAAGGAGGGTTTGTTGTGTTTCCGCACACGGTGACGCTGTATAACGTCGAAACAATGACCGATATAACATCCTTTGAGGAAACATCGGTGAACCACATCACGGTGCTTCGCGGCGTGCTGCTGGACGCGGTCAAGGGACGCAACGTCAACGAGAGCGGCCTTGTGTCCGCCGATGCGGTGACGCTGTACATCCCCGTGGACGTTGACGCGACGGACGGCGTCACGGGCGCGCCCAAGCAGTACGCCGGCCCCGTGGTGTTCAACAATGCGTCAACGGACAAGACCGGCCTTTGGACGCTCTCGGTCGGAGGCGGCTGCTTTTTCGTCAAGGGCGAAGCGGTGCACCCCGATTGGAAGCCGTCCACCATCGACGCCGCATATGACGACGTATATGATGTTTCAAAGGTGGACTTCAAGGACTTCGGCGGCGATATGTCGCATTGGGAGGTCGGAGGCGTTTAATGCTCAGATTCAGCATACACAACGACCTCGGCGACGCGCTGGAGCAAACGATCCTCCGTGCGTCCTCGAAGGCGGAAGAGGAGCTTACGAAGCAAGTCGCAAGGGACACGGAGGACTTTGTTCCCTTCCTCAGCGGGTCTCTCGCCAACCGGACGATCGTGGACGGCAATCTGATCGTCTATCCGGGCCCCTATGCGCGTTACCTGTATTACGGCAAGAAGATGGTCGACGCAGCGACCGGCAAAGGGCCGATGAAGATCATCGGAGACGACGGCGTGCCGGTCTGGCGGTTCCGCAAGGGCGCGACGCTCAAGCCCAAGTATGGCGAGGACAGCGACCTGGAATACACCAAAGAAGGCCTCAAAGGAAAAGGTCACAAAAATGCGCAGGCGTTCTGGTTCGACGCCAGCAAGGCGCAGAATCTCGACAAATGGCTGCGCATCTCGGAAAGGATGATGAAGAATGCGCTCTGACAAGGAGATCGCGTCCATAGAGGACGCGGACAAAATCTCACGCTATGTGTCCGTGTGGGTGAACACGTTTCCCGAAAAGCCTGTTCCGATTATCAAGTTCGAGCAGATGGAGCTTGATACAGGCGCGGAGGCGCAGATGACGCTGGAAACCGTTCAGGGCACGCGGATCACAAAGCGGTATATCCTCGGCGGTTATCAGGCGGAATATTCGTTCCGGCTGGTGTACCGCATCCATCCCGATAATAGTGTTGTGGTCAAGCTTTTTTGTAACACTTGTGGCTAAAAAATATCGCTTGGCAACTATGCTGCCATTCGTGCCTCGTATGGTGTGCGATAGCCGTTGAAGCTGTGAGGGCGTACATGATTATAGTCAACGTATGCAAATTCTTCTACTTTTTGATAGAGTGCTTCTTCTGTTGTGAATTCGTATAAGTTTGTACACTCGTTTTTCAAAGTGTTGAAGTAACGCTCCATCGGTGCATTGTCATACGGATATCCTGCTTTGCTCATACTCTGTGTCACATGTACCGATTTACAGAATTCAATAAATGCTTTCGATGTATATTGCGATCCCTGATCTGAATGCAGAATGAGTCCCTCTTTGATGGCGGACTGGGATTCCAGTGCTTTCCGAAGCGTTCGGATCGCAAGGTCACTGGTGATATTGCGGTCCGTTATGCTGGCAATCACACTCCGGTCATGCAGATCTATAATGGTACAGTTATAGCGTACTTCATGATTCGCAAGGAACAGATAGGTAAAATCCGTGCACCATTTCCGGTTGATTTCATCTGCTGTAAAATTCTGGTTCAGCTGATTATCGAATACCTTATGCGGTTTTCCATGTTCATATCCCGGCTTCTTTGGACGGACGATGGAACGGAGGTCAAGCTCCGTATTCATATATTTATGAACCGTAACGGCGCTATAAGAATAGCCTTTGCGTTCCAGATAGACTTTCATGCTCCGATAACCGTCGACACCATTGTGAGAATGATAAATCTCCTGAATCTGTGCCTGTACTTCTGCTTTCCGGGCATAATAATCCGCCTTCCGGTGTTTCCGGTAGTTATAGTATGCGTTTGGACAGATTTCGAGCCTGCGAAGCAGCCAGCGTAAGCCAAACAGTTTATGATGTTCCTCAATAAATCGATAAGCCTCTAATCGATTTCCTTTGCAAAGAATGCCGCCGCTTTTTTTAAGAAAAGATTTTCTTTCCTTGATTCTTCCAGTTCTCTTCGGAGCCTTAAAATCTCTTTCATAAGTTCTGCTTCGTTCAGGGTATTGGGATTGATATCGGCTTTGGCTTGGCATTCTTCACTGAATTCACTGCACCATTTGGAAATACTGGCTTTGGATACGCCGTATTCTGCAGTAATACTTTTATAGGTGCGTCCCTCCTCTAAATGGAGACGGACAATCTTCTTTTTAAATTCTGGCGTGTAACTTTGTGGCATAATGTGTACCTCTTTTCTTTGTAAAATTGATTATATCTTATTAGCCACTTCCGTTACAACTTTATTATAGCACTTCATACAGCGGAAATTTCTTCATACAGTTCGTCAAGCAGACTACGCTCCTTTGTCAAGGAGTCTGTGTAAACCAGATAACCCCCTGTGCGATAAAGTTCCTCATACTTCTCATATATATCAGAATTGCTTTCCTTTAGCTGCTCTGCAAGGGAATCTCCGGCTTCGCTGCCCTGACCGTAGAGACTCTGCACCTGCTCTACAAGAGAAAGTCCGTCCGCTTGTTCTTTTAGATCACTGATATAAGTGAGCTTTTCATGTTCTGTCATACCAGAAATATCCTGGCAGACAGCTTTGTAGGCGGAAAGAGGTGGTTCATCCCCTGTAGGCTGGTTTAAATACCAAAGGAGAAAAATATTTAAAAGAAGCAGCAACACCATGAGACTTAGAAAACTCCCTTTTCGCCAAACCTTTTGCAGTTCAAATCGTATGAGAGCTGTCATTGGCTTCCTCCTCTCCAAATACCTGCAAATAGACTTGCTCCAGGTTCTTCACATCTCCGTGTTTTTTACAAAGACTTGGTACGGTATCGTGGTCTACAATCTTTCCCTCCCGGAGAAGGATAATCTCATTCGCAATCGATTCAATATCAGAAACCACATGAGTAGATACCAAGATGATTTTGTCCCCAGAAATGTTGCGGATATTTTCCCGGATTCTCACTCGCTCTTTTGGATCTAATCCGGCAGTAGGCTCATCCAAAACGACCAGATGTGGATCGCCTAAAATAGCTTGAGCAACCAGGATGCGCTGCTTCATTCCGCCCGAATAGGTGCCAATGGGCCGGTATGCTTTTTCTGTCAAATTCACATAGTCCAGAACCCTCTGGATTTCACCTTTCTGCTCTTTCTTTGAGATTCCTTTCAAGGTAGCCATATAGGAAAGAAACCGAATTCCGGTAAAAGTATCATAAAGACCTTGCTGCTGGGGAGCATATCCCAGCAGACTTCGATAGGCTGCGCCCATATCATGGGCATTTTTCCCATTCCAAAGCACCATACCGGAAGTGGGTTTCAAATTGCCAGTGATGATATTCATCAATGTTGACTTTCCTGCTCCGTTTGGCCCAAGAAGACCATAAATGCCATTCTCCAATGTCAGAGATATATGATCCAGGGCCTGCTTGGTACCATAGTGTTTCGTAATATTTTGCAATTCCAGCATCTTTAAATTCCCTCCCCAACCATTTGGATCGGTGTGTAGTTCGGTACACTGTTCAGAAGATCATCCATAGAAATCAATCCGTATTGATACCGGGTAATATCATAGGAGTCGTCTCCTAAAGGTGTATATTCATAGTCGTAGACCACCAACGCACGGTCTCCGGCCATAGTCATCAGATCCAGTCTCCATCCCAGGGCTTGGTTAGTCAAACTACAGTGCGAGATTTCTCCAGTTTCCACATTTACTAAGTAATATCCATAATCCGCTGTCAAATCATGGCTGGTACAGCACAAATAATTTCCCAGCGTACCATACAGATAATTGTTTTCCAGACTGCACAAAGTGCTTTTTTCTCCTGTAGCAAGATCGATTTTCACAATGTCTTGGCTTGACTCATTAGAGGCATACAGACATCCATCCAAGACCGCTTCAGAGGAGGAATTTCCTCCGGCAGCTTGAGAATACACCTGAGTTTTTTCCCCAGTAGAAAGT